GACCGCGATCCCGTCCGCCTCACCCCCGAACAAATGGAGCGCGACGAGTTCGGCATCATCGGCGTCCTCGCCGACGTCCACCAGGGAAGACCCAAGATCAGGCCGCTGTAAGGGAGTGCATCAGACATGGAAGAAAAAGTGGTTCCTCTGTCTCAGATTGTGGCCGACGCGTTGCTGGCGCTTGATAAGTATTGCGTGGAGCCTGAAAAGGTCTGGCATTATCCCCGTCCGGGCTGCACGGTCGAGGTGCCGCTCAAATCGGCTGACGGGCGCGAATCTTTCTCTCTGGACGTTGAGAAGCACAGGGTGACGCTGTCGAAGTTCAAGGTGCAGTCACGGGCGCGCAGGACGTGGGTTCTGGCTCGGCTGGACATTGGCGGATCGCCGCATCAAAATCCCGACGGCGCGCGAATTGACGGATCGCACTTGCACATTTACAATGAGGAGTACGGCGACAAGGTCGCTGTTCCTCTGTCGGAGCTGCCGGAGTTTTGCGGCGCTGCCGGCATGGAGGAGCTGGTCGACAGGTTCATGACGTTCTGTCATGTGGTCGAGCGGCCGAAGTTTCAGAAGGAAGTCGAGCTCGTATAGCTGCTGTAGAGGGAGGTGTCTGCGTGATGCACATTGTCGATGATGTCAAACGTCTGCTCGATGATTATTGGAGATGGCTGCGTGACAACACGGTCCTGAAGGCCGACGGCAATGACTGGGCTGTGATCACGACGCCTTTTCTCGACAGGCACAATGATTTTCTGGAGATCTATGTCCGTCGCGACGGCAATGGTTTTCTGCTGACTGACACGGGCGCTGTCATCCGGGATCTGGATATGAGCGGTTGTCCGGTGATCAGGACGCGTAGGGAGAAGCTGCTGCGCACTGTGCGCGGCTTCGGCGTGGCGCTTGATGACGACGCTTTGTGTGTTCACTGCACCGATCAGGATTTCGGTCAGAAGAAGCACGCGCTTGTCCAGGCGATGCTGTCGGTGGACGATCTGTTCTATACGGTCGATGCGCCGAAGGGCGCGCGGATCTTCTCGACGGAAGTTTCCGACTGGCTGACGAGCAAGCGGATCCGCAACACGCCGGAGGTCAGTTTTCCCAGCCGATCGGGCTTTACATACAAGATGGATTTCGTCATCCCCGCGTTTGACGACGCGCCGGAACGAATCCTGAAGGTCTATAATTCTGTAAATACGACCAACGCCCGAATGGCAATCCTGGCAAAATATGAAACAGAAGATTCGCGTCCACACGAATCGAGATATTATGCCGTTATGAACGATTCCAAAGGGATCGGCTCAGAGGTCACGACGGCTTTAAATAACTGTCATATCACGGTCCTGCCCTGGAGCCGGCGGGATGACTTCATTGAAGAGCTGAGCGCATAACAAAAAAGCCTCACGAACTCGTGATATTTTGTCACGTGTTCGTGAGGCTTTAAGTTTCTCAGCAAGTTACGGGCAAGTTAGTTTTTCAGTGTTTGCAAGGGCTCGCAAGTTTCCGTAAGTTTCACGGCAAATTAAATGCCCTCAAAATAACAATCAAACCGCGAAATCTGCATATATTCTGCAAATTTCGCGGTTAAATTGTCGATTTTCAGCGATTAGGCTTCTCCGGCTCAGGCGCCCCGGTCTTCACGGCGTCCAGCCAGTCGGCCCACCACTGCATCATCTCACGGCGCAGAGGCATGAGCTTCGATTTGTTGTACGTGGCTTCGGTTTTGTCGCCGCTGATGTGCGACAGCTGGCGCTCGATCGCCTCGTGGTTCCAGCCGTGTTCGTTCAGGATCGTCGAGAACATGTGGCGAAAGCCGTGGATGTCCATCACGGGCGGCCGGTCCGGCTCCGGGATGTGATCGCGCAGCCAGTCGAGCGCGTGCTTCATCGTTACGCGGCTCATGTACGGCGTGCCTGTGACGGTCTCGCGCATGGCCGGAAAGACGGGTTTGTCCGACAGATCGTCGGCGCCCTTCCAGCGCAGGCGGGCGACGGCCTGCATCTCGTCAAGGATCGCCATCGCCTGGTGCGACAACGGCACGACCTGTTCGCGCCGGCGCTTGGTGTGCTCGGCCGGAATGGTCCACTGCCGCGCCGCGAAGTCAATTTCGCCCCACGTGGCCTGCGTCAGCTCGCCGCGACGAACAGCCGTGTACGCGATCATGCGGATGGCGTTTTTCACGGTCTTGTGGTCGTACATGTCGATGGCGCGCAGCAGCTTGCCGATCTCGGCAGGATCATAAACGCTCTTGAAGTTGACGGGCGTCCAGCCGGGCAGGGAACGCCCAAGGTCTGAGGCCACGTTGTAGTCGACCTTGCCGTGGTCCTCGGCCCACGCAAAGACGGCTGCCACGATGGCCGAAGTGCGCCTGGCCGTGGCGATGACCTTGCGATCGACGAGCGGCTTGAGCGCGTCGAGGATCTCCGTCCGCGAGATGGTTCTGATGGCGCGGGCACCCAGCTCGGGCAACACGTACTGGTCGAGGCGCTGTTTCAGGATCCGGGCGTGCGCCGGCGTAACGGTCTTTTCCTTCTCTGCGAACCACGCTGACGCGATGCTGGCGAATGTCTCGTTCTGCTGTTTGACGCTCTTGCCGGTGCGGGCCTTCATCTTGATCTCGTCGCGCTCGCGGCGGGCTTCCTGCAATGACATCACAGGGTATTCGCCGATGGTCAGCCGCCGCTCCTTCCCGCCAATGAAGAAACGAACCTGCCAGGATTTCTTTCCCTTGGTGCTGATCCGCAGGGACAGGCCGTCTAGGTCCCGCAGGAAATAATCCTTGTCCTTCGGGCGGGCTTTTTCGATCGCAGTATTCGTGAGCTGCTTGCGCTCTGTAACAGGCATTTTAGGCCTCCTGGGGTTTATCCGGTTTTCTCCCCGGGCATTTTTCGGGGCGGATAATTTTATCCGGTATTTCATCCGCTTTTTTCTCGGCTTTATCCGGTTATCGTCGAACGCCGACGAGTTCATTATATCGAAAAATCCAGCAGTGACAAGACACAAAAAAGCCCCTCGGATTTCTCCGAGGGGCGAACTGTTGGTGGCGGTAACTGAAATATTAACTTAATTACGTCTTGTTATCTCTGATTTTACAAAAGCAGGACCAGAAATTTTATCCAGTTCTTTATCCGTTTTTTGCAAATTCATAGGAGGCGACGACATGTCATCGCCTCCAGGTATGCATCCGCAAACACATACCCCAATTACTAGTATTATATCACGGATTGTTTCTCCGCACCAGATAACCGGAACCAAAGCCCAAAAGCACTCCATAGACAAAACCCTGCGCCTTGCCACGGCGAACACGGGCAAGCCACGCCTGGCGCTCGATGGAGATTTCACGCTGCAATTCCGCAAGATTTCGCTTGATCTGCTGCGACTGTGCAGCGAGTTCATCGCGCAGGGCGATCAGCGCCTGTTCGCGCACGTCGGCAATCTTGCGCGCTTCTGTCCAGCCAGCCACGGTGTCGCGCATGGCCGTGTCCGTCAGATAATAGCCGGCTGCGGGGGCCGTCCATCCGGCGCGGATCCGAAGAGCGTCAACGCCTGTTTTCGCGTCGCCAGTCTGCGAGCAGGCCGGCAAGCAGCTCAGGCAAAGCATCGTCACTAGCAGCAGTGATCGTTTCAGTCGTCTCATGGCGGATCTCCTCCTCTTTATGCTTCGCCGCGTCGATGATCGTCTCGGCGCGACGTTCATTGTTTTGGGCCGTCGTCCTGATGGCGTCGATCGTTTTACTGACCTCAGAGTTCCCTCCATAGCCGCGGAAGAGCCACCAGCACAAGGCCAGCACGACGAGGATCAGGATGGTGATCACGATCTTGTAGTACCCTTTCACGCGTTCAAGGATCTCGTCGAGGTCAATCATTTGTCCCACCTGCTTTCGTTGAGCCATTTCTGCACGCCGTCAAAGGCAGCCTGCAAGGTCTCCTGGATCTCCTGATAGCAGATGTCGAGCAATGGACCGCCGACGTAGCCGCCCATGGCGATGATCACTGCACTGAGCTCGCGGTTCACATTCAGTGCGTCAAGAGTCCAGGCGATCAACGCGCCGACGCCTCCGGCTGAAAACAAGCCGACAATGAAGCGCCGGCCGTTGAATGGCTCGCCGAAGTGTTCGCGGCTTGCACGGATGATCTGGAAGCAGATCGCCAAAGCCGCACCAGTACCGCCAGTGACCATCAGGTCGACTATTGTTTTGTCGTTCAACTCTTCCCCAGGCATGAAGATCACTCCTTTTTCGTCCGGCTGTCCCACTTGGCCAAGCCGGAGATCTCGCGGCAGTCGATATGGACGCCCCAGTCATAAACGCCGAGGCCGTGGAGGTGATAAAGCAATCCGCGGCGCTGGGCATCGATCAGGCGGGTATAAATGGTCCACGGCGACAGACCGTTGATATGGAAGTCCATCGCTCGCCCATACATGTGCTGCGAGTTCGGTGAACCGCCGACGGCGGCGTTATGGTCGCGGCACCGGCAGACGCAGTGGACGATCATCGGCCGGCCGCCGAGGATATGCCGCACCTTTTCGGCCAGGGTGATCAGCCGCGGATCGGTCCAGTTCTTTCCGCAATGTTTGCAACTGCACTCATCGAAGCTGAAGTGCTCGCTGTGCATCTTCGCCATTGTCTCACCCCTCATTCAAAGAAATCGCCCGCCCCAAAAACGGAGCGGGCGTGTTTCATTGTCACAGCTTAAACCGGCCACGTGATCCGGATCGCGTTCAGCTCATCCACGTTCTGCGCCGCGTTGATCTGTGCGCGCAATTCCTGTTTGCGGGCGTGGCACTGAGCATAGGCCGCGAGCATTTCTACGAGCACGGCTTTCATCGTCGCAAGCGGCACATGATAAACAGTCGTATCGTCAGTCTGTGTCAGATAGCCTTCCGTCGCGCCAGTCGCTTCCAAAAGCTGAATCGCGCCTTGCATCTTGATGCTGTCGGTTGTGTCAAACTGCATCCTATAGCCGCCCGTAGTCGTGATAAAACCAGTGACGCGAGTGTTAAAGCTATACGCGAGTTCACCCAATTTTGATTCGCGCACTTCTTCAAGCGTCGGAACAGGCGGCGGGTGAAGCGCCGCCCACTCTTCAGGCGTGTAATAGCCCTGCGGCTTGGCTTGCCAGACTTCTGGGTTGCCTTCGGGACTAAAAAATGTCGCCATTGTTATCGCCTCCTAGCCTGCGTACTCAATGAGAATGTAGCCGTCACCGCCATCACCGGGAGAAACCGAAGCGTCAAACGGAGCACCCATACCTCCACCGCCGAATATCCCGTGTTGTGTCGCGTTAGTCAAAGACCTCGCTCCCCCGGAGCCGCCGCCATTCCCACCTTGACCACCTGCGCAAGTCCACCCGGGTCCCCCCGGGTTACCGGGGATTTTATAAACAGTGCCTGCCGAAGCGAACGAGTCACCGCCCGCACCCCCCACTTGAGATGACGTCGCTTTAAAACCACCACCACCACCGCTGACAGAAAAAGTATTCCTATTTGTGACTATTGATGTGCTTCCTCCACTTGCGCCCGGCGTTATGTCACCAACTGATGATGCGTTAGTCCCAGCCGCTCCGCCTGCACCGATGACATATGAGTATGATGTATTTTCTACAAGCCTTTCATAAAAAATCATCTCTGCGCCCTCGCCCCCGCCAGCGCCGACATTTGCAATATTAGTATTGCCAATTTTCCCACCGCCGCCTCCACCGCCGCCGCCCTTGAGCGTGATTCGGTAGATCCCGGTATATGGTGCAGTATAAGAGCCAGAGGTCTGCGAGAAAAACATTTTGTTATACGCTCCGCCGGTTTTGTCCAGCTTCGTGTCATCATGCGGATGCACATGATCCCCGCGGGCGAATTTATTCGTCTCAGTACCGACGGCAGCCGTACCGGGCGCTTTGGGGGTCGTCCCCGAGGCCTTTGCGTGGCCGTACAGCGAAGCGGACGCCAGACCATAATCCGAGCCGCTGCTGGCGTGGTTGATCGGGCAATAGACGTCACCCATGCCGCTCAGCGCACGCTCCACCTTGGCCGCCACGTCGCTCGGGAAATGCGCCGCCGTGTTGAGCATGACGCGGTAATTTATGCCGCTTGCCGAAGATTCGGCGTAGGGCTTGTCCAGCGTCAGGCTGGTGTCGCTGTTCAGCGCAGCGACGTAATAGAACTTGTCATCGTCGATGGTGAAGAGGTCACCCTCGTTGACGATGTCTCCCCATACAGTCCCCGATCCGGTCACCGCCGTGCTGCCGTTGACCACGGTGACCGTGCCGGTGCTGTATGTTCCCAGTGTGCTCGCTACATATGGCATGTAGATGCTCCTTTCAAAAGTCACTCGCCGACTGCGAGATAGCTGACAGTCCCTACTCCAAGAATATCAGCGGAGGTCTCAGACAAAAGAATTCGCGTGATCTTGAATAGTCCTCCTTCTCCTATATCCTCTACATAACCTTGTTCACGAGGCGATTTCAAAGCGACCGTCCATTCGAAGCACACCTCGTACTCCCCCGAGCCGAGAGTAAACACGAGCGTATTCGTCAACTCGTTTTTCCCGTTATTAGGTGGAATTTCACGTGTGACGTAATCGCTGTATTGCCAATCCCCTTCTCCTTGACGATACTTGGCACGCCAGCGTCCTATCAGCCCAAGCATTGGCCCGATTGTATTTGATAGACCATTATTCATCCACGTGTGCGCATAAAATGCGGCTTCCGCAGTGACTTTCACACTGCCCCTGATCAGGACGCTGTTTGTTGTGGCTGTAATCTCTGGATGATAATTACCATAGTCATAAGGGGCCAGATACCAGCCTTCAAGCTTGGGAGGGGGCTGGATGTCAAGGTCAATATCGTCCACAGCTAGCAATACTTTGGGCAAAAAACGATATTTACCACTCCCCAAAGATTCGATCCGCTCGACCTTCACATCGAGGCGCTGCGCCTGTGACAAACGTTCCGGCGTAAATGTATTCATGACCAAAGGCGAGATTAAAATACTGGGGGCAGCGTCATAACGCGCCTCCAGTGTTTTCCACTTCCCATTGTACGCAACGCCGGTTTCGAGATTGACGAGCTGGCGCTTTAAGGTAAAACCTTCATACTGCCTGACAAGCCCGTGTTCAATACGGATGTAATTGCCATTTGACATGTTCGCCGGATCAAAGACCGTGATGCGGCCATTCACGCCGTCCAGAACGATCGCCCCATCCTTCAGTTCAATGACAGACGAGGCGCTGATCATATCCCCGACGATCCAGCTGTCGCCGGCCTTGTCGGCGCTCTGCACAAACAGATTGCCCGCGATATAGACCTGACCGGTATTCGTGTCGACGGCAAATATCTGTTGAAGTGTCTTCTGCCCTGTCGCCATGATCATTCTCCTATCGCGATATAGTTCACGGTTCCTGTTGCCAGTTGCGTGGCACCGTTTTTCGTGCCAGTGATGGATGAGATTTCAAACCACGATTCCTGGAATGTCGGGATATCCCTGACGGGCTGGTTGCTCTTGAATTGGCCGGAAAGCGTTGAATTAAACTCTGCTGCGATTTCATAAGTGCCTTCTGGCAATGAGATCGTCATCGAATCCTCGTAGATGCTTTCCCCGTCTGGCGGGTTCGTGATCGTGCTGCTGTATGCGCTGTATGACCAGCCGCTTTGCCCCTGGAGACGATACACGATCCGCCATTTGTTGTTCGTACCGGCGCGTGCCCGGAATTCATTGTATCCACCAACGCCGGGGTCAAAAACAATGGATTCTACCGCTGACGGGACATAAAAGCGAACGCCTACGGTGACGCCGATGATTCCGGCCGGCGTCGCAGCGCTGTCAGTCATGTGTGTCTGCGGGTAATCATATGTTGTTCCTGAAGAATACACTCTTCTGAATGCCGCGATTGCTTCGTTACTCGGCCCCCATGATGAGGATGAGTCTAATCTCCCAGGAAGAGGTGTGATCGGTACAGCGCCACTCTCGGATACAAGCGCGATTTGCGGCGTGAAGCGGTATCTTCCGTTCCCTAAATGGACAGGAGCGGTCGCACTGATCTTCAACGTTTGATTCTGTGTGCTTAAACTCGGATTGTATGTTTGGATTGACTGAGGCGAGATGCTGATCGAGGGGGGGCTGCTGTATGTCTTGCTCAGGGTCACGCTGACGCCGTTTGCGCAACTACCTGTCTCGACAGCTGACAGTGTTCTGCACAGCTGGGAGTGCTTATACAGACGTAAATGCCCCGATGTTATTTCAACGAAGTTCCCGTTGGTCTTGTTCGCCGGATCAAACACCGACACCGTGCCGTTCTGCCCGTTCAATACAATTGCCCCGTCAGCCAATTCAATGATCGAACCAGCATAAAACATATCGCCGCGGATCCATCCGCTGTTTGCCTTATCCGCAGACCTCACGAAAAGATTGCCGTTGATCACTATCGCGCCACTATCCGCGTCAACGGTAAAAACCCGGGTAGTGGCCCCATTAGGGCCCGCGATTATAAACCGATCTGCGAGGATGACAAAGTCCGAGCGTTCGCCGTCATTGCTTAGCCCAAAGCCGGAGATGTGTCCGTTGACGTCAGTCCTCAGCGTGTAGAGTGCCGAAACTGTCCCGTCCAGTGATGTCAGCGTCTGCGCCTGCTGGGAGAGTGTCGCCGTGTGCTGCGTCACAAGGCCGCCGGGCGATGTAGCGGTCGCCGGGGCGTCGAGGTCTGACAGACGGGACTGCAGTGTCGTGTTGATTCTTGCTTGTGCTGTCTGGGCATCGACCAGCGCCGTGGAACTTGAGGAAATCGCGGCCTCCTGGGCTGCTGCGGCCTTTCCATCCGCGTATGTCTTAGCCTGCGCAAGCATCGCAATATCCTGCGCTGCTCTAGCTTCTGCCTCATTGGCAACGGCCTCCGCGCTTGTGGTGATGGCGGCGTCTCTGGCTGCTGCGGCCTTTCCATCCGCGTATGTCTTAGCCTGCGCAAGCATCGCAGTATCCTGCGCTGCTCTAGCTTCTGCCTCATTGGCAACGGCCTCCGCGCTTGTGGTGATGGCGGCGTCTCTGGCTGCTGCGGCCTTTCCATCCGCGTATGTCTTAGCCTGCGCAAGCATCGCGGCGTCCTGTGTCGCTCTTGCACTGGTCTCGTCCGCGATCGTCTGAGCGTTTGTCTGGATTGCTGACGCGTTCGTGGCAATGTTGCCCGCATTCGCCGTGATCTGCGACTGCAATGTCTGGTTGACGCTCGCCTGCGCAGTCTGGTTCGTCGTGATCGTCTCTGCGTTCATCTGGATCGCACTCGCGTTTTCTGCGATCTGCGACTGCATGGTCTGATTGACGCTCGCCTGTGCACTCTGATTATTCGCGATCGTCTGCTGCGTCTCCGTGATCCGCGCCGCAGCTGCATCGTATTTCGATATGACATCCGTCCGCAGCGTGGCGATCGATCCGTTGATCTCGTCGACTGACGTGTCGATCGATTGCTGCACGAGCGCGATGCGGCGGTTTTCTTTGGCCTGGGCGTTGAAGACGTCCACGGAATCGAGCGCAGCAGCCTCTGCGTTCTCTGCGATGCGGGCATAGACGGTCCTCATTTCGGTCGCGTGGGATCCGGAGATCGAAGAGACCGCTTCCTGCGTCTGAGCGATGGCCGCCGTGTTGGTGTCGATCTCGCCCTGGAGTGTAGCCTGGAGCGTTGAATCCCCGGCCGCCCGCGCTTCCGCTTCGTTGGAGATGGCTGTCTGGGCGGACGTGATGAGGGCGCTGTGTTCGTTATACTTTGTGAGAACGTCAGTCTGCACCGACGCGATCGAGCCGTTAAGCGTGCTGACCTCCGTGCTGATCCTCTGGCTGACGTCTGCGAAGCCCTGTTCCGCCGTCTTGCGGTCATTGTAAACGTCGACGGCGTTGGCCGCGACAGCCTTGGCCAGCAACTCTTCGGCACGCTCCATCTTTGGCAGCGTGATCGTCAAAAACGGTGTGATCGCATTGATCGTCGGCACGGCCGTTTCCAGCTTTTCGCTGAGCGGCTGGACTTGAGCGACGACATCGTCGAGCGTGTTCAGTTTGGTCTGGAGGAGAGTCTCCAACTTTGACTCGGTGATCGCGCCGTCAGGGATGTCCGGCGGCCTGACGGCTTCCGTGACGCCGCCGACAGGGCCGACCATTTCCCCCAGCAGCCCCGTGATCGACACGGACCGTACCCAGAACCAGTACGGAGTCGAGGCATCCAGGCCGGACACGGTGAAATTGTCCGCATAGATCTTCGCGACGAGCTGGGCATTGCCCACTCTGTCATCGTCGCTGTACCAGACCTCGTAGTAGCCGGCAAGTGCGTCCTGCGGCAGTGTCCACGACACGAGCACGCTGTACTGCCCGCCCTGAGCGTGCATGTTCGTGACCGGCTTCGGAAGTGTGGTCGTACCGGTCGACGTATGACTGATCTCCGCCCATGCGGAAACACGGCCGTCAGTCGCGACGCTGCGCACGCGGAACAGGTATTCGCCGGCAGCGGCGACGGGAACTTCGACAGAAAACAGTTTCTGCGGCTGGAAGTTCGTCCACTGGCCGTTCGGCGCTTTGTACTGCGGCTCATACAGTGCCGTCTCCGCATCACCGTTTGCAGCCCAGGAGAACGTCAGCCGCTGGACGGGGAAGCCGTTCGACGAGTACGTCGTCTCGGCAACGTTCAGTCCGCTCGGCACGCCCAGGCTGCGCTTGCTGATCCTTCCCGGCGTCTCCGGAAGGATCAGCGAGCCTTCAAGCGCGGCGTATTTGGTGAGATGCACTTCGCGCAGTGACAACTCCAGCGCGGTGCTGTCCCCGCCTTTTTCGGTGATCGACCTGACGGCGAACAGACGCGGCGCAGCATCGCTGCCGCTGATCATCCATACGCCCCACTCGACCGGGAGGGCCGAGAATGCTGAACGCACGACCACGGTATCGGTCGTGCCGCGCGTCGTGATGTCACGCGTCTCGATCGTGCCGTCGGGCATGGTCAGCGAGAGCGTGTACGTTTCGTTCGCGTCAAGCGTCACGGGAGCGTCGAGCACGAACGTGATGTCGTTGGGCACGCTCTTGATGCGTCCCGTGTACCGCACGCCCATGGCCGTCGGGTCGGCGACTTTGACGAAATCGCCGGGCAGCAGGTCGTAGCAGTCCAGTCCGACTTCAACCGTACACTGCCACTGTTCGTCTTCGGTGAGCAGCGTCCAGAGCCCCTGACGGTATGCCTGGCCTCGTGACGTGCAGCCGTAGGCAGTCACCTGCACAGGTCTGTATCCGTAACGAGTGTACGCGTCCCAATCGTAAACAGGTTCCACGCGGGCGCGCCCGTAATCGTCAGGGTCGTACCACGTGACGAGGGCGACGCTGTGACGTTCCTGGGCACTGCCGGTGCTGTACGTCAGCATCCCGTCGATGACGTTGGCCTGGGAGATGAGCTTGACAGGATCGGCAGGCATATCGGCGCGGGCAAAGATCATGCCGCTGCTCCAGTAGGTCATGCCGTGGAAGACGCTGGCTATCGACTGGATGACCTCTCGCGCTTCGCCGCTGCCCATGATCTGCGCGTTGAAGGTATAACGCGGCTCAGAGCCGTTTTCTCCGTCCGGCACGAGCTGATCGCAATACTGCGCGAGCTGGTACAGCGTCCACTTGTCGATCAGGTCCTGTCCCTGCCGTGCCGGCGGGAAGAACTTGCGCAGACCGTAGCGGTTGCTCTGGATGAGGTCGCGGAGGATCCACGCCGGGTTATCGGTCCACGCCGTTTTGAACGAGCCGTCCCATATGCCGGTATAGGCCCGCGTCTCCGGGTCGTAGTTGCTCGGCACCTCAATGCGCAGTCCCTTGACGTGGTACGCACGCGACGGCACGGAGCCGCCGAAAGTCTCGGCACTGCCGCGCAGCAGGACGGTCGCCGTGTGCGGATAGACCAGCGGATAGCCGATGATCTCGGTGTAGCTGCTCCAGTACAGGTCGGTCTTGATATTGCTCTTGTCGCTGTCCTCGCTTGTCTTTGAGACGGTGATCGTCCACGGTCCGGCGCGGTCAAGCGCGAATTTGAGGTACCACTGCGCGCTCGATGTGGTCTTGTCGGTCTTCGTCTCAGACGTGTCGGCGATGATCACGCCGAGATTGTTCCTGATCTGGATGCGGTAGCTCACGGACGCGGCAACGGTATCGCCGACGTTGTCGCCGCTCATCTTCTGCTCGTACAGCCCCTGCACCATGAGCGTGATGCGCACGTGCGTGCAGTTGGTGTTATTCAGTGTGCGGGTGACGCTTCCGGGGCCGGGGCCGACTTTCTTCGGGAACAGGTTCGTCACTTCGACGCCGACGGACTGCTCGGCTTCCGCGCCGGCGATGTCGGTATAGGCTTCCTGATCCGGCGTGCCGAGGCGGCTGTCCCAGCTCACGTTCTGGTAGGTCAGCGTCCCTTCCGGCGTGCGCAGGGGCGTATAGTTGAGCGCGATGCCCTTGTCGCCGTCCACAAGTCCCTCGATCGGGCCCTCGCTGATGGCGTCCACGATGGTGACGATCTGGGTGGACTGCAGGGTATCGGGCTGTTCGACCGGCGTGCGGTACGAGCCTCCGCCGCCCTTGCCCTTGGAACCGGTAATGATGATGTCTTTTTCTGATCCCTTGCCCACCTCAGATCACCTCCTCCGGGTACATGCCCGCGCTGATAACGACGCTGCCGCTCCACATCGTGCCGTAGATGACGGGAACGATGTTGCCTTCTTCGGTCAGGTTGACCGCGCCGCCGAACGTGTAGCTCTGCTTTGTGGCCGCTCCTTCGTGGCTGCTGTCGACGGTCGGCGTGGGGCTGAGCATCTGGCCGAGGCCGTTCAGCAACATCCCGGCGCCGAACATGATCAGGTTCTTGCCCCAGAAGGCCGCCGATGTCGCCGCGCTGAGGCCGGCCATGCCGCCGGCAACGGCAAAGCCGACGCCGATGAGTGCCACACCGAGGATGACTTTGAGCAGGCCGTTGCGCTTGCTGCCGCACGCAACGGGCACAAGATGGAAGTCAGTTTCGCCGCCCAGGTGCATCATCAGCTCCGTGTCGTCAAGCGCATAATTACCGCGCAGGACGCGGAACTCGCCGTGGCGGATGAAAGACAGGAATCCCTTCAGCTGGACTCCAAGGGCGCGGATCACTTCACCCGGCGTGTCCACGTCGAGGACGTACATTTTGCCGAAGCGGCGGCGCAGTGCGCCGTGCAGAATGATCCTACGTCTCATAGCGGATCCACCTCACAATATGCCGCTGCCAGCGGCCGACAGGCTCGCGGACGGACAGGCGGTTGTACAGATGATGCAGGATGAGGCCGCCCCCAAGGTATACGGCCGCGTGGTTGACGACATTCGACCGCGGCACGACGATCAGCGCCACGTCGCCCGCTTCGGGCTGTTCCTCCGGCGTCATGGCGCGGAACCCGGCCTCCTCGAAATTCGCGCTGTACAGGTCTTCGCCGCTGCGCCACCAGTCGTTGTCGCGCGGGAAATCCGGCAGCGTGACGCCGCGTTCCAGTCGGTAATAATCCCTCACAAGGGCATAGCAGTCGCCTCGCCCGTCGTTTCCCGAAGGGCCGTGCCGGAACTGGCGCCCCAGCAGCGGAGGCACCGGCAAGCTGTCACCCCAGCAGAATGGCGGCTCTGCGTAGTCCTTATATGAAACACAAATGCCAAACGGGACGCCGCAGGCGATCTGCGACTGCATATCCGAAGCGCTCGGCTCGCCGGGGCCGTCGGGGTGACTGTGGACGACAGCGGCAATATTATTTGCCATCATTTTGGCCGCGATCCTGAAATCGTGTTCAGGATCAGCGGCCGTGTTTTCGCAAGGCAGATATTCTCCATCAGAAAGAATCAGGCCGCACGATTCGCGCGGGTATTCCGCGACGGCGTGCAGCCTGATCTTGTCGTTCAATTCTCTGTTGTTGAAGTCGATCATGTTCATGCCCTCGTTCTGGCAACGCCGGGGAATCCTCCGTAGTACAGGGGATTGCCCTCGCCGAATCTCAGCACGCAGTCGCTCAGCCGGTGCCCGCACACGTCGCCGCTCCCGTCGGTCGTCTCGCCGTTCTTGTCATAACACGCTTCGCCGGTGTAGGGGCAGGCCATATCCGTGCCGTCATAGACAAACTCATCCTCGCCGCTGTCCCAGTGGCGGTAGATCCACGGGCAGGCATCGCGGAGGACCTGGCGGCTCGGCAGTTTGAGGTTCGGAAGGTCGAGCGGTGCGAGCAGCTCCCAGACGGCGTTCTGCTTGTTGACGCTGACGCGGTCCACCAGAAAGACGTCGGAAGGATAGGCGATCGACTCGCCGCCGTCCTCATGTCCGTCGAGATACCTGTCGAGCGTGCGGATGCGGTACAGGGTCGCGCCCTGCCCGCCTTTGTAGCCGAAGATGAGGTCGAGCATCCGCTGCGGGATCTCGCCGGCGTCATCCGCGACTGACGTGGTGATCTTCGGCCTGGGCAGCGTGTCGCCTTCCCAGGTGAAGCCCTCGGCTGCGAAGTTCATCGGCGGGTATTCGATGCCGCCGAACTGGACCGGCGAGCCGTCTTCCTCACAGCAGTTCGCCCAGCGCAGGATCGGCCCTCCGAGGGAGGAACAGTCGAGCGTGTACAGGAAGATGAACGCGCCGGGATTGAGGCTCTGCGAGGTCTCGGAAAGAAGTTTGACGGGCATCAGGCGAACACCTCCGTCAGCTCGGCGGTCATCGAACAGACGCCGCGGTCAAACGGACGCGTCCACTTGATGCAGCGCCACGTCTGTGCCGCCTGTCCCGGCTTCGCCCATGTGAACGGCTGACCGTAACGGGCCTTGAAAAACTCGTGGATCGCCGAAGCCTGCGCGAACGTCAGCACCGGCCACGACAGCTCCAAGGACTCTCGCGCGGCGTTCAGTCCGTCCGCGACTACCTGCTCATAGCCGTCGCCGAAGGGGTTGCTCTTCGTCTTGATCTCGATCGAGGCGGACGTCGTCTTCGGCCGGACGGGAGGCGTAAAAACAGGATATGTCATTTTCTCGCCTCCTAATACGCCGCGGCGCCCTTGAAGAACCCGCGCCGCTTGTAATCGTACAGCTTTTCGGTGACTTGGACGGAGACGACCTCCTTGATCATCTTGCCGAGGGTCGTGGCCTGCTCTTCGTTCATGTCACCGTTGCCGGAGTTGTCGACATTGATGTTGATATTGATGTCACCCGTGCCGCCGCCCATGCCGGCGCCGATGGCCTGCATCTGGCCGGGCGTGAACACGCCCTCTCCGTTCTTCAGCAGGGCAAGCTGTTCGCCCGGACGGACCACGCCGCCGGTGTGGAACTTCGGAAGGATCCGCCGCATGAACGTCGGCGCGTCGGATCCGACGATGCCGCCGGAATGCATCCCCGGAAGGAACGAGAACAGCCCGCTGAGCAGCCCCCTGGAGCCCTTGCCGTCTCCGAAGAGCATCCACTTGAGCGCCATCTTCTCGATCTGCTTGCCCAGGTCGGTCAGCATGTCGCCGAGGCTCTTGCATTCCACTAACGAGTCGACGATGCCGTTCTGGAAGTCCTCAAGCCAGCCTTTGGTCAGTTCGTGGAGTGTCTTCATGCGCTCCCTGGCTTGCTCTGTCCCGTCGGCAAACTGCTGCAGCGCTTTGGGAGACTGGACGCCGAGGCTGTTCATCGTCTCGATCAGCTTCTGCGCTTCAGCCTGAGCTTGTGCTGTAGACATCGTGCCGAGATCAATCTTCTCGCGGATACGGTCAAGAGCACTGTCAGCCGCAGCCTGGAGGGCGGCGTAATCCTGGCGCATAGTCTCTGTCAGCGAGTCATATTCCTTGCTGTCCTGCTTGCCCTTGAATCCGTTCAGCGCGTCCACCGACGCCTGATAGCGGGCTTTCAGCTGCTCGAAATACGCGTCAGCGGACGCAAGGCCAACCTGATAGCGCCAGTCTTCCGTCTCCCTGATACGCTGCGCCGATTCCTGGGCTTTCGTCTTGATCTCTTCCATCCCTTCGAGCTGGAGATCTTTGACGGCCTTCCACTCCTCGCTCAGGCGCGGATAGCGGCCGAGCATCTGATCGAGCACGGGCAGGAAGTCGGACACGGACGCGCCGGCGTACTTAACCTCATCGCGCATCCGCTGGATGATCTTCTGGACAGCTTTCAGGCGGTCCTTGGCGGTGGAGTTTTTCGACGTGCCGGAAGAAGTGCGAGTGCTAGTATTACCTTTTGCACCTGTACCAGTGCCCGCGTCGCCACCGGCGTTAGCGTCAATGCCTTCACGAGCAGCGGCAGTGTTGATTTTGATCTTGGACGCCTCTTTACGAGCAAAATCACTCACGCTTTTAAAAGCGCTAGCAATCTCCGTTGAAACGCCATCCATCAATTTTTCTCTATCGAAATCGTCGAGAGCTTTTCTTGCCTCCTCTAATTCTTTCGATAGATCGCCAGATTGAGTATCGTATTGTGATCTACGTTCCAAGTCAGCCACAGTACGCTTTAATTTGTCACGCTGCTCCTTGTCGGCTTTACTTAATTTTGCTTCGTTAATATTTGACTGAATTTTGTCTTGGATAAGCCCGATCGCCGCTCCAATCACCATGCCCTTGGCACCGAACAGAATCTTGCCGAGGAGGCCGTATTCCATAGTTGAGGCGTATCGCTCGAAATTTTCGATAAAACCTGCAAGGCTGTCAGCTACTGAAGCAATAGCTCCAAGCGCAGCCGAAAGCATAGTATTGATCCCGTCCTGGACCTTCCGAACAAAGGCCGGATACGAATTCGAGTTCGTGAACTTCTCCCACTGCTTGCGCACGTCGATCAGCAGCAGCCGAAGATTATCGAACGGGCCGCCCGTCCCGGCGTCGCCGGCGATCTGGCGCTTGAAGTCCGTCCACATGCCGGACATGGTGTTGATATTGCCCTGCCAGGTGTCCTTCATCGTGTCCATGACGCCGCCGTATTCTTTTTGGATCGTCTGGACGATGCCCTGGCGGATCTCCTGCAGCCCGTTTTTGACCGTGGTGACAGTGTTGCCGATCTGGATCTTCGCCTCGTTGCCCGCCGTGGAGAGCTGGATGCCGTAATAGCGCAGCGTGCGGGCGTTCGCGGTCACAAGGGCGTTGGCCGCGTCCTGCATACTGGTGCCCATCAGCGCGGCCAGATTGCCGACCGCCTGAGTTGCTTCCTCGGTGTTCGCGACTGCTGCCGATTTGAGGCGCACGAAGGCGGCGATCGCGTCGTCGGTGTCGACGGGATTCTCGGCCGCCCACTTGGACATCCGTTCAAAGACTTCGTTGGCGGTCTTCTGGTCCTTGGTGACGGCCAGCAGGCGCTTGCGGTACGTCTCGAACTCCGCGCCGGTGCTGATAAGGTCCTTCGCCAGCTTGCCGAGGCCGAGCGCCGAAGTCAGGCCGAGGAACGCCGTCTTCAGGTTGAGTACCTTGCTCTTGAGGACATTCATCGAATTCGTGACGTTCGACAGCCCCTTCGTCGTAAACTCCGCGTACAGCTGCCCCACGCGCAGTGAATCACCTGCCATGTTCTCACCTCCCGTTGACCGTCTTTAAAAAGTCGTTCATGTCCAGCTTTTCAGGCTCTTTCGGCCTGCCGGACGCGCTGATGATCGCGCCGAGCCTCTGCGGATCGTTGAACGCCAGCGCCGTGAAAAAGGCGCGTTCCGCTTCCAGCCGCTCGACGCGCCCGGCGCACATCATAAAATGAGAGTATGCCATGTCGAGTACCTGCGAAGGCAGCCAGCCGTAAACATGACATACTCTCGTGACTATTTCTGCGATGTCTGCTTCTCTTCCGCCGTCGCCGTCGCCGTCTCCGGTTCCGGCACGATCGCCAAAGGGGGCTGTTTATCCTCCCCGTTGACCACGTAACTGAACAGCTTTTCAAGCGCTCTGACGGGCACAGCGTCCACGTCCAGACCGGGGACGACCTCCTTCACGATCTGCGACATACCCTGCCACACGTCCCGCGTGTCTTTCGCGTCCTGCAGCGCCTTGTCGGCCTTCAGGACGGTGCGCAGCGTGATCTCCTCGACGGGATAATCGACGCCGTTCCAGCGGATCGACTTCTTTTCGCCGAGCAGTTCGTCAAGGTTCAGCATCAGCTAACTCCTAATCGCCGCCGGAGGGCGTCGCCGTCGGATCGCCGATGATGACCGTCTGTCCGAGCGTGGCCTGCGCCTGCGACGGGTAGGCCTTGAACTTCACGTTGACGACCTTCAGCGCCGTCTTCTCATAGCTGAGCTCCAGCGAATCGCCCAGAGGCGCGGCGCAGGGGAACAGAAAGTCCCTGCTCTTGTCGCTGTCGGCGTGCGAAAGAGGATGCACGCGCAGCTCGCCGGCATACGTCAGCATCGACGCGCCGGCCGTGGAGCCGAGGACCAGCTTTTTCTTCGTGGCCGTCGTTCCGTCGGTGACGAGCGTCGAGCCGGGGAACGCCAGCGCCAGATTCTCCAGCGTGAACTCGGCCAGAGGCACGTCGATCGTGACGGTCCTCTTGGTGATGATCTCGTCGACGGGATCCAGCTGCTGATCCACCTCGATCTCCGTCGTCTCCAGGTTGGCCGTCACCTTGATGCCGCCCTGAGTGTCGCCGAGACTGACTTCGCTATTCGCGCCGGGGGCCTTGAAATAGACGCGCCCTGCGCCGATGTCATATTCCTTCGTCGTTGGCATTGTTTTCTACTCCTTCCGTTTCCTTCCACTGTGCAGTGATCTGCACGTTGAACTCATGAACATACCGCGCGCCGTCCTTGCCGAGGAAAAACGGTTCCTGACGCGCGACGATGCCGCTCAGCGAGCGGCGGTCAGCGCCTTCCGGCACGTGATCGACAAGCGCGTGGAACGCTTCCCAGCACAGCGACTCCGAGGCAGGGAACGTCGCAGCCGAGGCGCGCACCTGAAAATACTGCGTGCCGATCGGCAGATACTCTTCGCTGTCGCTGCTGTACGGGATGATCACGACCGCGCCGGCGTCGAGCGTGCTTTCGGGCGCGTCGATGATGTACGCGTTTCCGATGCCCGCATCGACGAGCAGCGCTCGGACTGATTCGACCAGCGTCATTTGAAGATCCCCGCCTTTCTCTTCGCCCTCTCCAGGTACACTGACCAGCGGCTCTTGACTTTTGGCAGGGCCTTTTCGAGCCACTTCCAGCAGCCGACAGCCGGCTTGGTGACGCGATGCCCTGCGGCCGTCACCTTCCAGTTGCGAGGCTTCCAGTCCGGCGACTCGTGCAGCCAGATCGCGTAAGGCGTGTTGTACGAAACGAACACGCGCCGATCGCTTGTTTTGCCGCCCATGCGCGGCGTACTCTTGCCGATCGTCTTGCCACGGCTGCCGGAACCGTTCTGCGCTTCGCTGTACACCGCCGAAGCGTCAGGCAGTTTTTCGACCGTCACCGTGCCGGACCTCCGCAGCGTGCCCGTATCAAGCGGCACGTTGTTCATCGCCTGCGTGATCGCGTCCTGACCGGCGAGCCAAAGCATTTCCTCGACGACGCGCTGCAGCTTGTCCGCCGCATCGTCGCCGTGCCACTCGACGCGCACGTCAGACATAGCACGTCCGCCCCTGTTCCTTGCCGGCAAGGTCGACGATCGTCTCGACCGCCTTGACCACGCCGCCGACAGTCTGACTGCCGATCTCGATCGTCAGCGTGTCGCCTTCGTTCACCTGTGCGTCCACCATGACGATGCTCTGATAACTCCTCTGGTCCGCCGAAGACGAATCACCCATCACGCCGCGCGCCCAACCGCTTTTCTTCGTCCAGCGGCAGCGAATCGTCTGTGATGCCGGCGCGGCCGGCTGGCCGAAGGCGTCGAACTCGGCCGTGCGCGGCGTCCAGGTGCACGTCTGCCGAAGGTACCCAGTTACAAGAGCCATGCGGGCCCCTTCTTTCTGCCGCCCTGACCGTCTACGCCGTAGCTGATGATCCGCCAGGCTGCCGGGGCGATGCTGCTCGGACGTCCTTTGACGGCATAGGTTTCCGACAGGCCCGTAACGCTGAACGACTGTACGCCCTCAGCCTGAGCCGAAGCTCTGGCGCCCAGCAGCCAAAGCGCCTGTTCGTAGGTCGCCGCATCGATGTCAGCATCCGGCAGTCCTGTGATGTACGGGGCCAGTGTATCGGCCGCGCTTACGAGGGCTGCTTCCTGACGTTCCTGCGTCTCGCCGGTGAAGGCGTCGCCGCCGAGGCGGGCGCTCCAGTAGGCGACGGCGTTTTCTCGGGTTGCGGACATTCGGCATTCTCCTTCCCCTCGTCGATCGGGACGACGCCTTCGACGTTCGCCTTTTTGATACCCGAGATCAGTTCCGCGTCGTCGGTCTCAAAAAATCCGCCGGCGAACCGCGCGCAGCGGCCGCCGACGAAAATGCAGATGCTCGGGTAATGGTCAGACCGGAAACGCATCGCTTTAGCCCGTGATGCCGGTGATCTTGCCGTGGTAGACTTCGGGGCCGTAGGCAAGGCCGATCTGGCCGTAATACTGGCCGCTCTCGCCGGCGCCGGTCTTCGACAGAGGCTCATAGAACATGTGGCCCTTGCCGGGAACGGCGAGCGACACGGGCGTCACGAACGCCAGGTCGGCGATCAGCAGCGTGCCGGAGGGGACGTAACGGTCATACACCACTCCTACCTCGCCGAAGTCGGTGACGATCGTCTCGATGTTGAGGCCGCCGACATTGCGGCTCTGAGGCACGGCGCCGAGCGGAGTCGTGCCGAACAGGCCGGTGATCGCCTGCTTGACCGTGCTGTTGCCGAAGAGCACCGCGTTCTTGAAGGGCGCGCCGTGATCGGCCATGCTGGCCACAAGGGTGTTGATATGGGCCTTCGTCAGAGCGCCGCCGGCTGCCACGACGTTGGTCGTGATCGCCGTGATGATGCCGCGCATCTTGTTCGACTTCTCGGCCGCGCCACCGGAGACAGCCGCAGCCGCCTTCTGATACACGCCGTTGAGCATCGTGTACTCCACGTCGACCGCGATCTGCTCCAGGTTGCGCATCTTCTGATGCTCCACCGGGTCGGTGATCGGGTTGGTGCCCAGCAGGGACAGGCCGCTCAGCGTGGCGTTGTCGCTCATGCGCGCATAGGACACGCTGACCTGGCGCTGGAAGATCTGGCACACGTTGGTCGTCTGCGTCGGGACGTAGGTCGTCGGCGTAGGAGCCGTCAGCGAAGCCGTCTCGGTGATGTCGGGCTGAGCCGCGGTGTTGAGCGCTTCCTCGACGGAAACGGGGTACTCCCAGCCGGCAACGGCGCGGCCGCCGTTAGACAGGCCGCCGATCATCGTCAGGAACGGCGTCTGGTTGCCGCCGACAAGGAAAAGTTCGCCCACATAGTTGGGCAGGTTGAAAGTGTTTGCTGCTGCAGAAACATTAGCCATTTGTCATTCCTCCTGGTTTATTTTTCGTACATTTGCCTTTTGTAGATCATGGCTTCTTCGATCGCGCCGCGCTTGATCGCGTCCGCGTAAAGCGACGCCAGATCAGTCGCGGGCGAATTGTTCGCCGTCGGAGCCCCGCGGCCGCCGACAGCTGCACGCTGCGGGAAGATCTTTTTGAGCTCTTCGATATCTGCCTTGATGCTCGTCTCGTCTTCCCCGCGGATCCGATCGGCCAGCTCGGCCGGCAGTCCGGCATCGGCGGCAAGTCTGGACTTGAGGCTGCGCAGTTCCATCTGTCTGATCTGCGCCTCGAACTCCTTGACCCTCGCCTCGGCCTTTTCCCGCGCCGCGTTGGCTTTCTCCAGCTCGCTCAGCTGGCCCTGTTTGAGTTGATCAAGCTCTTCCTTGGCCTTCTTCAGCTCGCTGTAATCCGCGTATTTCTTCTGCTCGCGGCTCAGGCGGTCCGCGATCATGCG